AATGCAACTGCAGTATCTGTATCTGCAAGTACAACAATTTCACTAAGTGGAATTACAAGTATTACTTCAAGTGATTATTTAATTAATCAAGCATCTAATGAAATTATGCTTGTTAATAGTGTTTCAAATGCTGGGATATTGACTCCTACATCAATATCTGATTGGTATAATTCTCAATATATTTTAAGTGTTGCTAATGGTGATATTTCAAATGTTCTTTGGAAAAGTTTTGCACCAAAACCAAAGACAAATGAATATGTATCCAATAGAGGTGGTGGAAATGATGCTCTTCATATAGCAGTAATAGATAATAGTAAAGGATCTAATAATGATTCAACAAATCCTCAAGAAAGAATTGAAACTTTTTTAAATCTTTCTAAGGCATCAGATGCTCAAATATCACCTTCACAAAAAATTTACTATAAAGATTATCTTGCACTAAATTCTCAAATTTTATATGCTGGAGAACTCATTGGAACAGATTCTTATTGGTCAGTTTCACCAGCAGCATCAAAATTCTCTTCAGAAAACACAGCACAATCGACAAGTTTAGGTATTTGGGGTCAATCTGCTTCTGGGGTGTACTTCAATGTAATTGGAAACGAATCCTTCACTTTAACTGGAGGAAAAGATTATTCTACTGCATCTGGACAACCAACTAATGTTGGAGGATTTTCTGCTGATATTTCCGACATACAAGTAGCATACAATTATCTTTCAAATCCAAATGAAGTATCTTTAAATTTCATACTTCAAGGTGGAGCATCTGGAGCACTTGAATTTGAACAAACAAAAGCAAATTATATAATTAATATTGCGGAAACAAGAAAAGATTGTTTAGCAGTTATTTCTCCATGTAGATCTGCAATTGTAAATGTCTCTACTGAGGCACAAAAACTTCAGAACGTTTTACAATTTTTCACACCATTAAATTCATCATCTTATGCAATTTTTGATAGTGGATATCAGTATTTCTATGATAGATTTAATAAAGAATTCTATTATATGCCTTGCTCTTCTGATGTTGCTGGACTTTGCGTAAGAACTGATATCAATCAGTTCCCTTGGTATTCCCCAGCAGGAAAAGTGAGAGGAAGTTTGAACAATGTAATTAAACTTGCATACAATCCTTCTCAGACAGATAGAGATAGTCTTTATTCAAATCGTATTAATCCAATTATTAATTCTGCTGGTTCGGGAACTATTTTATTTGGTGATAAGACAGCACTTTCATATACATCTGCATTTGATAGAATCAATGTTCGCAGACTGTTCATTACAATTGAGCAGGCAATTAAGAGTTCTGCTGATGCTCAACTTTTTGAATTTAATGATCCAACTACAAGAGCAAACTTTATTAACGTAGTTGAACCTTATCTTAGAGATGTTCAAGCAAAAAGAGGAATCACAGATTTCCTCTTAGTGTGTGACGAAACTAATAATACTCCTGCGGTTATTGATCGTAATGAATTTATTGCTGATATCTATGTGAAACCAGCTCGTTCTATTAACTTTATTGGTCTTACCTTTATTGCTACAAGAACTGGAGTTTCATTTCAATCAATCGTAGGAACTATTTAATTTAAAAAGGAGAAAAAACAATGCCACAGTTTCAAGAAAGAACTATTGACAGATTCAAAAGACAACTAAAAGGTGGTGGGGCTCGTAGCAACCTTTTTGAAGTAAGTTTTGGAACAAATGCAGATGGAACCCCCACCACTGCTGCTGGTAATATTACTGTATTTTCACAACTCGGATTAGATAGTTATAGTTCATCAGATTTGATGCTTATCAAGTCTGCTGGACTGCCTGCTTCCACAATTACTGAAATTCCAGTTCCATTTAGAGGAAGAACTTTAAAGATTGCTGGTGATAGAACTTTTGATGTTTGGAGTATCACAGTTATCAATGATACCGATTTCAAATGGAGAAAACTATTTGAAAGATGGATGAATTATATTGTTAAAGTTTCTGATGGTAGTGGAACCGTCAATCCAACTGAATATATGGCCGATATGAATGTAACTCAACTCTCAAGAGCACCTGGAGTTGCACCAAACATTACAAACTCAAATCAAATTGATGTTTTAAGAAAGTATGTTGTTTATGGTGTTTTCCCAACTAATGTTTCTCAGATTGATCTATCTTATAATAATGAAAATGAAATTGAAGAATTTACAGTAGATCTTCAAGTTCAATGGTGGGAAGCATTTGACGGTAAAGGTGCTAACGAGATCGTCTAAATACTACATAGTTCATAATTAGACAATGGCAAAATTATTTGGATTCTCAATTGAGAATGATGACAAATTACCCAAGAGTGCTATATCACCCGTTCCCGATAATAACGAGGACGGGGTTGATTATTATTTGACAAGTGGATTTTATGGGCAATATGTTGACATTGAAGGTGTATTTAGAAATGAATTTGATTTAATTAAAAGATATAGAGAAATGGCACTTCATCCAGAATGTGATAGTGCTATTGAAAACGTAGTCAATGAAGCAATTGTAAGTGATTTAAATGATAGTCCTGTAGAAATTGAACTTAGTAATTTAAATTGTAGTGATGGACTTAAAAAAATTATTCGTGAAGAATTTAAATATATCAAAGATTTAATGGATTTTGATAAAAAATCACATGAAATTTTTAAGAATTGGTATGTTGATGGAAGAATTTTATACCATAAAGTAATTGATTTAAAAAATCCTTCTAACGGTATACAAGATATTCGTTATATGGATCCTCTAAAAGTTAAATTTATGAGGGTGGAAAAAAATAAAGGAAATATTTTAAGTAATAATTATATCCCGGATTTAAAAAATCCAAATATGATTCAGGAACCGGAAATTGAAGAATACTTCATGTATTTCCCTGCTAGTACTGTTCAAAAGTATGGATCTAGTAGTAAAGGAATTAAGATTGCAAAAGATTCAATTACTTATGTTACTTCCGGTCTTGTAGATAGAAATAGACAATTAACACTTTCATATTTACACAAGGCAATTAAAGCACTCAATCAACTAAGAATGATTGAAGATGCTCTAGTGATATATCGTCTTTCAAGAGCACCAGAAAGAAGAATTTTCTATATTGATGTTGGAAATCTTCCAAAGGTAAAGGCAGAGCAATATCTTCGTGAGGTAATGAATCGTTATCGCAATAAACTTGTATATGACGCAAATACTGGTGAAATGCGTGATGATAAAAAATTCATGAGTATGATGGAGGATTTTTGGTTACCTCGTAGAGAAGGTGGTAGAGGTACTGAAATTACTACTCTACCTGGAGGACAAAATCTTGGAGAACTTCAAGACGTTCAATACTTCCAAAAGAAACTTTTTAGAGCACTCAATGTTCCAGAATCCAGAACTGCTTCTGATGGGGGATTCAATCTAGGACGTTCATCTGAAATTTTAAGAGATGAACTGATGTTTACCAAGTATGTTGGTAGAATGAGGAAGAGATTTAGTAATGTATTTCATGATATTTTAAAAACACAACTTATTCTTAAAAATATAATAACTCCTCAAGATTGGGAGAAAATGAGTGATCATATCCAATATGATTTCCTTTATGACAATCATTTTTCAGAACTCAAAGAAACTGAATTAATGAATGAGAGATTGAATCTAATGATGGCAGTTCAACCTTATATTGGAACATATTATTCTCAAGATTATGTGAAAAGGAAAGTATTAAGACAAACTGATCAGGAAATTATAGATCAGGAAAAACTTATTAAAAAAGAGATTGATGATGGAGTTTATCCAGATCCCAAATTAGTTCCTCCAGTAGGTCCAGATGGTATGCCAATCATGCCCGGAACAAATCCACAAATGATGGGACAAGTGCCCATGGAGCCTCAAGTTCAGGGTGCAGACAAAGCAACATCTGTAAATGCCAAAGCAGCAGAAATATAAATAGTTTCATAAACTTTGAGGTAACTTAATGGAATCCAGCAATGAATTCATGGATATGGTACTAAGTGGAAGTTCTGCTGAGGAAGTGTCTGATAAAATTAAAGAAATTCTTTATTCAAAATCAGCACAAAAAATTGACGAATTAAAGCCATATATTGCCCAATCAATGATGGGAACAGAAGAAGAATCCGAGGAAAACTAATGGCATTAAAAGTAGTAGGAACAGGAACTACTGTTGCAATTACTGCAGGAGCAGGATCTACATCAACTCCAATTGCATTACAGTCTGGGTACATAAGAGTTGCAACTACAGTTGCTGCTCATGTTGGAATTGCAACAACATCATCCGTACTAGCTTCTAGAAATGATATTCTTATTTCAACGGCAGATTCTATTATCTTAAAAGAAAAGGTTGCTTCTTCAGTAGTGAGTTCTGCTTCTACTGGAACTACGACTACATATACTTTTAAAGAAAATGCAGGAAATCCATTTACTGTTGGAAATTATGTGACCATAACTGGGTCATCAGTAGCAAATTATAATTGCACACATGCTTTAATAACTGCTGCAAATTATGCTCCTGGATATGAATCTGTTACGGTATCTAATAATACAAGTACTGGTGTTTCCACATTTACTGGAAGTGCAGATATAAGAAAATCTGTAGTAGTAACTACTTTTGGAAATGGATCTTCTGGTTATGCACATGTGACAGAAGTTCAAATCTCATCCCAAGCATAAAATGAAACTCATCACAGAAGAAATCGAATCAGTAAAAGTTATTACTGAAGAGAAAGATGGAAAGAAAACTTTATACATTACTGGACCTTTTCTTCAAGCAGAGGTAACTAATCGTAACGGAAGATGTTACCCATATCAAATTCTTGAAAGAGAAGTGAATCGTTATAACCAGTCTTTTATTGGAAAGGGACGTGCTCTTGGAGAACTTGGACATCCAAATGGACCAACAGTAAATTTGGATCGTGTTTCTCACATGATCACCTCACTGAAAGCAGAGGGGCATACTTTCATTGGAAAAGCAAAAATTCTTGATACTCCAATGGGAAATATTGCGAAATCACTTTTAGAATCTGGTGTAACTCTTGGAGTTTCAACTCGTGGTGTTGGTTCTTTGGTTGAAAGAAATGGTGTTAAATATGTTTCAGATGATTTTATGCTAGCAACTGCTGCTGATATTGTTGCAGATCCATCTGCTCCTGATGCATTCGTTCAAGGTATCATGGAAGGAAAGGAATGGGTATGGGATGGTGGTATTTTAAAAGAAATGAATGCAAATATAACTCGTAAGAGAATTGAAAATCTTTCTGGAAAAAGAAAACTTTCCGAGCAAAAGAAATTACAATTATTAAATGATTATCTCTTAAATTTGTAATTTATAAATAAATATAGAATAAATCTAAGAGTTTTTTTATTCGGAGTATACACATGAGTATCGGTAACGACTTACAAGAAATGGAAGTATCAACTAAAAAATCTGTTACTGCTGTTAACAGAGGAGCAAAGCCCGGTGAGGCAATGCCTAAATTAAGTACAGGAATTGTGGATGGACAATCTGGTAGTTGGGAAGATCTTGGAGGACCTACTCCATTTAATTCTCGTTCTACTGATGACTCCAACAAACTTTCTACTCCTGGAAAGACTCTTAAGCAAGTGAGCAATGTTGTAAATAAGGGTGCTAAGAGTGCAGACCCAATGCAGAAACTTAATGCATCTAAAGTATCTTATGAAGATGTAGAGTATGATGAAGAGGATGAAATCTTAGAAGCAAAATCTAAGGAAGAATCTGATGAAGATTCTGAAGAAGAAGATGAAGATTCTGAAGAAGAAAAGGGTGGTAAGAAATCTTCTAAAAAGAAGATGGAATACATGCAGAAAGAAGAAGTAGAAGATGACGAAGAAGATGAAGACGAAGAAGATTATAATTTAGATTTTTCTGAAGATGTAAATGCTATTATTGGTGGAGAAGGTCTTTCTGAAGAATTCAAAAATAAAGCAACCATTATTTTTGAAGCAGCAGTAAAGAACAAAATTTCTGAAATTAGAGAAAATCTTCAAGTTAAATTTGATAATGCATTAGTTGAAGAAGTA